GTGGGTAGCTTATGTATCCTGTATTATACCCTTTACTAAGACAATTAGAATTGGTGTATCAAATAGGCGGGGAGTCCCAGGTAATGCTGGTGGTCCCGATGATGGTGCATCTTACCCGAAATTAGTCGACTGATGGGAGTCAATATAATCCCGGATCAGATGGTTACCACTGGTACGAAGAAATCCAGCCACCTCGCCCGGATGCCAGAGAATTTCACCGAATGGTGTTCAGGCCCCGACAAGTAAGTGGTGTGGGCCCCAGTGGAGTACGTCGCATGAGTCCTACGAGGAAGGGGGGTCTTAGCTTACTTTATGTAAGTGACACCCAAGTCATGTTGCTCAACCATACGAGTTAGAAATAACTCAACCTACTCTAAGGAGCCTGCAGCCCTCTCACGAGGAAACTGAAGGTGGACCAATAGGATAGGGAGTCATTAGACTGAATGGAATGAATGCGTGAAATACAAGGCGTGTTCAGGAAACTTCCTTTGAAAGCTCCCGAACCCTGATTCAGACCCTAACTCTAATAAAATTTATGAAACATAAAATATATAAAAAGAGTGTCGGAATTCTCAGTCAGGTTCTTAGTAATCCATGGCTTGCCCGTGTAAAATCGGGTAAGGGGTTGATCGGGCCATTACTGGCCTTCTCAACCCTGATCGTAGGTCCCCACGTGGGTTCTCTTCCTGGTGCCGTCTCACGTTACGCCTGGACTTGCCATAACTTGATTAAAAGTCAAGGGGTCGCAGGGTTGTCGAAGTGGATGAAGGCCTGTTCAGTATTGCTTATGCAATCTCTGGCCGGGGAACCGCATTTAAGTACACGACCTGTGGGACCCGCAGTAGCGAGAACTCGAGGAAGGAAACTTCCAAGGGTTATTCCGGTAGGGCATAGAAGATTATTGGTTCGAGGTACGCGTTGGACGATCCGACTCTGGCTCAGTTTATTCTCTTTATATAGAGTTTTAGACTGGAAGGGGAAGGTAAATCTGACAACTATTGAGGCCAAAGGGGTTCCTACCCCTGTATTAATCATTATATCTTTATCGAAATTCGTTCCAGTTTTCCTTAGGTATAGAAGTATATTTAAGACGAAACCGACGGTTTTGAAAGGTTCATTAAGACCTTCATTAACGACGGGGCCAAACTCCTTAAACGGATGGCCAAGTGCATTCTCTAGTTTATTCGATGCTGCCGCGTGGCTTAAACATCCACTTTACGGTACATTGGTATCCTATTGTTTTGTTACTGGTCAGATGGGTTTTCTCTACCCTATCGAGTACCTTGGTACTCAGATGTGGCAACCGCGCATACCTGGCTCCAAGATGGTAAGAGAGGTGAGGTGGTTCCCCACTAAGCCTTCGATAAAGTCCCTAAACTCCAAGGGTGAGAAAGTAGAAATACGACCTTGCTCCGCGGGGGGATGGGACCGAATCACCTTCTACGCTAAGGGTACAAGGTTACCCTCTGTAACCGAGTCACTATTCGGGGGGACTGAGGACGCAAAAGGCCTAGCTTTAGGAAAGATAGGTAAGAAGTTTGAGCCTGGAAAGGTTCGACTATTTGCGATAGTGGATTATTGGACTCAGTGTTTAATGCAACCGGTCCACGACTGGGCATTTGACAAGTTGAGAGCAATACACCAAGACGGTACATTCGATCAACTTAAACCTCTTAAAAGGTTAGTTAATTTGATGGAACGTCGCGGGATACGGCGATCATGGTCTTATGACCTTAGCGCGGCAACCGATCGTTTTCCACTTTGGGTCCAACGATCTCTGCTCTCGGAAGTATTTTCCGATCGCTTCGGTACCCTGTGGGCTAGATTACTGGCGGGTCGTAACTTTGCTCATCGTCACAAGGGTGTGATCGTGGGCAAGTCTCGATACGCTACAGGTCAGCCTATGGGGGCCCTTAGCTCTTGGGGAGTCTTCTCTTTGAGCCACCATCTAATAGTTCAGTTCTGTGCGTGGCGTGTGGGGTACAAACGGTGGTTTGAGCTTTACGCATTGCTTGGTGATGATATCGTCATCGCTGACGAAAAAGTAGCTAAGGAATATGTGGTAATTATGGAGGAATTGGGAGTGAAGATAGGACTGGCTAAGTCCTTAGTCGGTGCGAATCGATCTCTCGAGTTCGCAAAACGATTTATCTTGGAGGGAGTGGACGTGTCACCGATCTCTTTAAAGGAGTATCACGTGGCGCGTTCTCACATCCCGTCACTTAACGAGTTGATACCTAAGGTACAATCGTTAGTGGACCTCCGTCTTTCCCATGTACTCCGAGGACTTGGTTTTGGTTATAAGTCGGTATCTCGCTTGTCAGCGAAATATGTTCGACTATCAAAACGCATGTCTCAAGCGATTCTTATGTTAACCTCTCCGACAGCCCCGTTCGGATACGGTGATGGTTTACAATGGTTCCAGTCTGTAGGATATGGACTGGTCCAACCTTGGAGCGCGGACGAGCGCCAAGGGTTGTTACTTTCACTGGCTTCGAAAGGGACGAATTCGTTGTTCACTCGTATCCAGATGATTGCGTATCGGATGGAATTTCAGGGAGTGATTCCTGATACCATTCCGGATCCACTCACTGGCCGAATGACTGCTGATCCCCTCCCTCCATTGGAGAAAGGTAATAAGCGAACTTCATTCA